AGACCCGCTTGTCACTCGCCTTCCCACCGAACCCAACCCGCAGGAACCCACTGCCCCACTCGCCAGAGAGGACATCGCAGAAAGGTGCTCCCGCGCCCGTCGCGTCAACTGCCACATTCTCAGGGAGGATGTTCCGCTTCTCGCAGTGTTCCTTGATCTGTTTGACAATCTGGTAGGTCCGAGGGACCGACTTGTTGGTGGCGTCGTCGTTCAAATGAACAGCATCCCCGAACTCAATGACGTATTGCCCTGATTTGTCATACCCCACCGAGGCCGTGTAGAGAATTGTCCGGTCGCCTCCGTTCGTGAACGCGGGGTCGATTCCGGCTACATGGATGGGGGTTCCCTCCCACTCGACCTTGTTCATGGCCTTCGACATGGCCAGCTCATTTTCCCCGTAGATCCCCGTCGTCTCGTCCGAATCAAAAAAGATAGCGCGGACCATTCGCATGTAGCCGCGAGACTCGGGGCCAAGCAGCCCCTTATCCTCGTCAATCTTTTCCTGCGTAGGGAGCCAAGGGTAGAGGACTTCCCCAGCTATTATGTTAGGGGATCGCTCCCCATCCAACCGGATATAGTCACCACCCCATTTCGTCGGCCACCCATCTTCCGTGTTCGTGTCCACCGAGTCCCAGCCGTTGATTGGCTCTGACCAGATCCCGAACGCGTCGAATCGACTGTTGGGGTTGGACATGCCAATCAGTTGGAATTCAGGGTTCTTGGACAAGTTGGACAGCCCCGCCTGAAGGATGGCCTCGGATAACTCAGAAAGCTCATCACCGATCAGGATCACGCGTTTCTGTTTTATACCGATGAACTTGCCGACCGCCTCCCTCGTCTTGCTCTTCTCCGCCGCAATCAACGAAATACCCGCCCGTTCGATCAGTATCCCTTTCTCATCCACATAGGCTGCGTTTCCGATGGAATCCCGAATCTTGATGGGAGCGCCTTCGATGACCGAGAGCAACGACATGACCGAACCCCAGATCCTCTTGCGGGCCTCGCGCAACGTGGTCGATGTCATCAAGACCAACGTATCTTTTGGTTTAGACAACCAGTTAACGATACCCCACGCGGCCATGGTGTGGGACTTACCGGAAGACGCGGACCCGCCAATGGCCAGATATTTATTGTTCAGGGCTGACCATATCATTTGTTCTGCCCATGGGTGGCGGATCATCAGCTTTTCGGGGAGATCCGCATGGTTCCATAACTCGTCACAGATTCTCCAGAAGTAATACTCCTTTGCCCGTAGGTGTTCGTGGTTAGCGAACCCATACAACAAAGCGGTAATTAGACTGGTGGGAGGAATCAAAAGCCCCCCGACATCCATACGTTTTGTCTTGGGGTCTATGTGAGGTTCCAGTATCTGCTTGATGCTCGGAGTGCTTACCGCCATAATCAAATCCACAGATTACGCCTTTCCAAAGTGTCTGACAAACCTAAAGACAGCCTCCAGCAACGGGCATTAACAATGTATAAAGCGGACTGGAAGACGGTTTCCATCGCTAAAGAGTTGGGGGTCCACCCCGGCACGGTGCGCCGTTGGTTCAAAAAGATGGGGGTTCCAGCAAAAAAGAACGGGCTGCAACCACATGCAGACGTTCCCGAGGAAAAACCCGCTGACGATCTAGCAGAAGCAATCGACCAACAACTGGAGTCTACTACTGACGAAGCGATCCGCCGCGCAAGCCACGACGCTAGGCAGGAGGAGGATGAGGCGATCCTTGAAATTGCAGAAAGGCAATCAACCCCATCTGATAAATACCAGCACTACGCTGCCGCCACGGGTATCAAGCTCATGCGGGACGGCGTGAAAAACTTGCGCCCCCCAAAAACAGTTCGTGAGCTTTCAGAGTTAGACCAGTTCATACGGCGAAACCTCGGCCTGAACGGCAAGACAGGTAGTGGCGGGAAAATGCAGATCGACATTTCCATCCTCAACAACACCAAAGCCGACCGAGGCGATGGGGCGGTTAAACCAATCATCGACCTAGACTAATGATTTACGACCTCGACTCCGGCGCTCCCGAATTCGACGGAGCGCATTACGAACCATCTGATGATCCATACTTTTACAGGCAAGCTGACCCAACTTGTTGGACTGCGTTCTCTGAAGAGTCTGGAAAATCAGGCAAGAAAGGAAAAAAGAAAGGGGGAGTCATGCTGTTCAGCGAACTCAAGGACGCCTACATAGGAGTCGTTGAGCACCCCCGCAACCCTCCGGTCGCCTGCTACTCCATTGCAGGCACCAAGATCATCCTCAAGGAGAAGCACGGCCTCAACGACAAGGAGATCAAGATGGCTCTCGACCAACTGAAGTCCTGCGACCTCGGCCCCAACACTCCGTGCTTCCTCGACTCAACCGACTTGGAGTAATGGAGCCGTTGTTTAAGGACAGGGAAATTGAGGTTAACCCCACCGTCCTGATTCGTGAAGATCATCCGTCCAAGAATGACTTCGCGTTCCAGCACAAGACATTGGTGGGTATGTTTTTCAGGGTGATCCCTTCGACCGCCCGCGAGGTGTTCTTTATCCAAGGGCTGGCCAAGAATTACATTGTGTTCACGCCTGAAAACGGCAACGGTCTGATCATATCCCCTTCGTGCCTGAAGGGTATGAAGCAGTGATTGTTGGTATTGATAACGGACTAGACGGGGGTCTTTGTGCTATCTCCGCATTTGACGGGGGCATCATTGATAAAATTGCAATGCCCACGATGCAGCGAAGCAAGAAGCGGGAAGTGGCCACCGCCAAGATAAACGAATGGCTGGTCAACCTGAACACGCCGTTCACGCTGGCAGTAGAAGAACCGCTGGCCCACGCGAAGAGTTCGCAAGCAGTCCGTTCGATGGCGTTGAGCTTTGGGAAGATCGTCGGGATGGCCGAGGTAAAAGGATACGAGCTGATGCGGGTCTCCGTTCATAAGTGGCAAAAGAAAATACTGGGTAACATACCAAAGGGCATGTCCAAAGTGGCTGCCCTCAATGCTGCCGAGAGGATGGCCCCCGAAGAAAACTGGCTAAAAAACAAACGGTGCCGGACTCCGCACGACGGAATGATCGACGCGTATTTAATTGCTCAATATATTTTGACAGGCCGACAGAAGGATGTATAGTCGCCGCCATGCCAGACAGTCACTCCGATAGAGACCACGCTGAATTCTCCCCGTCATCGCTCAAGTATGTAGCAGGATGTGCAGGGTATCACGGAAGAGAAGGAACCAACGCTGCCGCAGAAAAAGGCACAAGGATACACGAAGCATTGGAAGTCGAGGACACCTCCAACCTTCAGAGCGAGGAAGAGATTTCCATCTATGAGCAGATCATGGAGGAGGAAGAAGCATTCCTCGCCAACTACGCCCAGAGCAAGCGGTTGCTGCAAAAGGACTTCAAAGAGATCCAGTTGACCGTTGAACTGGAGGGAACGGAAACTTGGGGGACATGTGACCGCCTTACTGTCTTCGACGACAACACAGCGGTTCAGGCGGATTACAAAACAGGGATCTCCATGATCGACCCGCCAGAAAAAAACTGGCAGGCGCAGGCTTACACCGTAGGCACGTTTCAGAGGTTCCCAGAATTGAACGAGATCACGTTTGTATTCTACGTTCCCGTTAGGAACGAGACCTTGTTTCATACGTTCACTCGGGATGATGTCCCCGCACTCGTCAGGAAGCTGTCGGAGACAATCAAGAAAGCAGAAGAAGTCCGGCCTAAATGGAACGACGGCACACCGGAGCTATCCGACCTAACTCCCACAGTAAACTGTCGGTTCTGTCGCCACGAAGATGCTTGCCCCGCGCTAGGTGGGTTAGTGGTTTCTGTGGCCAAGAAGATCAACACTGAACTGCCGGACGTTGACCTCGACGAAACCGACGACCCAGAAGTCGTAGAGCAGTTATGGGTCATCGCAAAGATGGTTTCCAACTGGGCTGACCGCTTGAAGAAGCGAGCCGTCAACATGGCTAAAAACGGAATCGAGTTTCCAACTTTACGTCTCCGCAACATGGGGGCCACGAAGAAGGTGGAAGACAACATGGAGCTGGTGGAACTTGCCGAACAGTTCGGGTTGGATAAGGACGAAGTGCTGGAGACGGCTAACCTCCCCCTCGCAAAACTGGCAAAGGTGATCGGCGACAAAGCGCCAAAAGAAGACCGGAAAAAAATTTCTCAAGAATTTGTTGACGCCTGCGTCGAAGCGGGTATAGTCACCACATCTCAGGCGAGGCACACCCTCTCCTAAAGCAACGAAACACAGACACACGAAACATGGCAGGTAAAATTAAGGAAGCCGCAACAACGGAAATCATGTCTCCCGCGAGCATGATGATTGAACCAAGCGACATCGAGATCCCACGGATCAATGTTGTGCAAAAAACATCTGAGATTGACGCGCCCTTCGGGAGCATCGTTTTGGATAAACAGTTCGTTATCGCAGAGCCGGAGACGGCTATCGCGGCCATCCCAGTCTCCGTGACCAAGGGGTGGAGGGAAGACATTCCCTACGACGACGACGAGATGCCTCGCATCGCTAACTCTCAGGAGGAGCGGGACGAGATCGCCAAGACTTCAGACTACCCAATGCTGGAGTTCGCGGACATTACGCTTCTCTTTGAGAAGCCGGACAAGACGGATGTAGGGGCCGCCTATCCGTTCCCTATTGGGGATCACCTCTACGCCCTTGGCCGCATCAACGTGGCGAAGGACGCGTATCGCCAGACCTTCAAGCGGCTGGCTACGTTCACCCTGTTCAACCCCGACACACCTCCTTCGACGAGATACTGGGACTTTACGTCCTCGCTCATCTCTCGTGGGAAATACTCGTGGTATGCTCCGTCCCTCACGTTCACCGACAGGGAGACCAGTGAGGCTGTCCAGAAGTTCACCAATAACTTTGCAAGGTAATGGCGGACTTCGACGAAAAGACAGTGGAGGAGGAAGTCGTCATGCTTGGGGGCATGATCGACGAACTCGACAACTCAATCAATACTGCCTACGAAAGTAAGCACAAGCTCATGTCCATCCGAGCCGCGTTAGCGGGGGCCATCGGCATGTCCCTTCCAGCAGAAGACAAGAACCAGTTAGATCTGACTCTTGTCATGGACGGGGAAGAAGTCGATGTGGTCAAGGAGGAGCAGTAACAGGTCAGGTATTGTGGCGGGGTGGTTAGAGATTTATACTTTTTTCTCTAGTCATTCTGGTTAAAGCATCGCCTTCGTGGTAACCACATAAAAGCCACGGCGTTATCGAATAGCCCCTCACTGGTTCCGTTCATTCCAGTGGGGGGCTTTTCTTTTGAAGCCATGGAAATCTACGCACTCGACTACGAAACTTACTACGACAAAAGGTGCAGCATTAAAACGCTCGGCCCTCTGGGATACTTTTCTCACCCAGACTTCGACGCTTACCTGCTGACCGTGAAGGGAACCGACGGCACGGAGTTCGTCGGACACCCCAAAAAGTTTAACTGGAATTTACTTATTGGTAATACGGCCCTGAGCCACAACGCATCGTTCGATGAAACCTTATATCTATATGGCGCTACCCAATCGTGGTGGCCAGAAGTCCAACCAGCCGAATGGTATTGCACGGCGGATCTGGCGGCGTATGTGCGCCTGCCTCGGTCGCTTAAAGGAGCGAGTCATGCAGCTTTTGGACTAGAGATTGACAAGACCACCCGCGACAACATGAGCGGGAAGAGGTGGGAGTCGATGACGGACGAGTTCCGCGAAGAGGTCAGTGCCTACGCGATCAAGGACGCCGAGCTTTGTCTCCGGTTGTGGGAGGAGTTTGGTGACCGCTGGCCAGAGGGGGAACGGGTTATCAGCACCCTGAACCGGAGGATCTGTCAGGGAGGAATCCCAATCGACACGGACCTCTTGAAGAAACAACTGGAGACCATCAACGAGAAGTTGTTTGAGGCCGAGTCCAATATCCCGTGGCTCGGAAGCAAACCTCTCCTTAGCCGCGCTGCATTTGACGAGGAGTGCCAGAAGGTCGGACTGGAGCCGCCTGCAAGTCTGGCGAAGACCAACCCAGAGAGTAAGAAGTGGATTGAATACAACAGCAAGAAGCACGACTGGATTGAGGCCACGCAGAACTGGAGAAGGATCAACGCACTCAAAAAGAAGGTTGAGAGCTTCGACGTAGCCACGATGCCAGACGGCAGATACTACGGCGGCTGTATGTATTTCGGGGCGCACACAGGACGATTCAGTGGGAGTGGGGGGAACCTCAACCTTCAGAACCTGCCGAGGGAGGAAATGTTTGGGATCAACTTGCGGCACCTCATATCTACAAAAGAAGATAAGCAGTTAGTGGTTGCCGACCTGAGCCAGATCGAGGTGCGGACATTATGCTGGCTGGCTGGGGACGGGAACATGCTCAAGGAGATCGAGGAATGTGATGATATTTATGAAGCCTTTGCGATCCGGTTTGGTCAGTGGGAGAAAGAGAACGGGTCGCTCAAACAAGACCCCAAACTCAGACACAAAGTTAAGGCCATGGTTCTGGGGTGCGGGTATGGCGCGGGTAAGAAACGCTTCGCGGAGATGTCGGGGATGACACAAAAAGAGGCGAGCGCAGCAGTCGATCTTTACCGTAGCTCAATGGACTCAGTGACAAGGCTGTGGCGAGAATACAACAACGATATTGTAGGGGCGTATAACCTATCGGAACAGGGGATGCCCACGCCATTCACAGTGGATCTGCCGAGCGGACGGGTGCTGGATTACGGTCTGATTTCGGCGGACAAAATTGAAGGGGGGCGAACACAACACACAGCCTACTTTCCCAAAGGGGCCAAGATGATCCCCATCAAATTATGGGGCGGGTTCATAGCCGAGAATGCTTCACAGGCACTAGCCAGAGATATTTTCTCGGATATGCTTGTCAGGGTCATCGCGGCGGGGCATAGAGTCATCATGCATGTTCACGATGAGATCGTGGTGGAGGCGGACGCGGATAAGGCAGATGCCGCGCTTGAAGACATTTTGACAATAATGTCCACCCCACCGGAATGGATACCGGACATCCCACTAGATGCTGATGGAACTACACTAACTAGATACACGAAGTGACCTACCGATATATTGAAAACCTGCGGAGTGCTGCGGCAAGAAAGTCATCTGACCTGTCCA